GCCGTTCTTTTTCAGCCGCCCGTAGAACTGCTGCAAATCATTCTGCGACAATTTGTGCAGCGAGATCTTCCCGATCTCCGGCAGGACATGGTTGTGGATGACATTTTCGTAGTTGTTCTGCGTGGAGGCACGGAGCGTCGGCTTGCTGTGGGTTTCGTACCAGTAGCACAGCCAGTCTCCGAACAGCATATCCGACTTAACTTTTCGGTCATTCCGCCCCACCATGCTTTCGGTGAGCTGCCGCAGCTTCTCCTGACATTCCCGCTTTGTTTTGGCAAGAACATTCTTTGTCTTAGGAAGGCCATTGTCATCGTAACCGATGACAACGCGGCCCTCCCACCGGCCGTCGCCGCGCTGTCTTACGGTGCCGGTTCCGCTTTTCCGTTTCTTTGCCAAGGTCTCAGCCCCTTTCCGAGCAAGAGAATCGCATCCGACGGCAGACCCATCGAAGTCACCGATACCCCCGCGGGCCTGAGCGAGAGCGCGGGCATCAGGAACAGCATCAAGCAGCCGGTCATGCGCCGTGATCTTGAGCGCGCCGGAACGGAGATTTACGTCCTGCCGCAGTACAAACTTACCTACGATGAGAACGGCTACTGCGTCAAGAAGGAGAAGTGCCACATCCCGGACGATATTGCAGCGAAGCTCGCGGAGATGAACAAGTGAGCAAGGCCGGGGCAGCTCCGGCCGACCCTGAAATAAGAAAAGCCGCCCGAGGGCGGCAAATTGACAAGGCGCGGCGCGCGTGGTATGATGAGCGTGCCAGTAAGAGCGTGAAACAGGTTGTTTCCCCCGAAAGGGGGTGACCGCATGAGCACAGAAGAAACCATCGCGTTACTTATGCTTGTGATTGCGGCTATCAAGTTAGGTCTTGACCTAAAGAAATAACCGCCACCTGAGAGGCAGCGGCTTTCCTTACGACACGAAATCGTTATGGGGGAGCGACAAGCACCTCACCCGTGCGCCGCTCTTACTGGTCTTGAATATATCACGCTGTAGCCGCTTTGTCAAGAACGACAAGGCGGCTTTTTGCCGCCGGAAAGAGAGAATGCCTATGAACCTATCGACCGTTGCATCGACCTGCTCGGAGATCACGGTCATCCTCGCGGCGCTGGCCATGCTCATCAAGCCCATCCGCAACAAGCTGCTGGGGCTGGACAAGCTGACCGACGCGCTCAAATGCCGGCTCCGGCATGACATGCTGCACACCTACTACCGCCACAGGGAGGACCGCACCATCCGGCAGTACGAGCTGGAGGACTTCCTGTTTTTATACCGCGGCTATAAGGCGCTCGGCGGCAACAGCTTTATCGACCGCATCAAGTCGGAGATCGACGAGTGGGAGGTGGTCTCGTGACGTGGTGGCAGGTGTTCCTCATCGCGGTCTGCGTGATGAGCGCGGTTGTCGTGCTGGCCTCCGTGCTGGCGATCCTCGCGCACTGGCTCGGGGGGTGCGCAAGCGCGACAAATACGTATGGGCGGCCATCTTTAACCTGACGTGGTACTGCATCGTGAGTCTCGTACTCACCGCCAACGACAAAATTGTGCCGGACAGCCTGACCGTCGCGTGGTTCGCCGCGTGGACGGCAGAGCTTGCCCTGCTCACCAATATCAAGATCAAAGGAAAGGACGATTGAAATGAAACTGCAATTCAACGACAAGGTCTACGACATTTTGAAGTGGCTGTGCCTCATCGCGCTGCTTGCGCTCTCCGTGCTCTACAGCGCGCTGGCGGGCGTGTGGGGCTGGCCCTACGCGCAGGAGGTCGCCACCACCATCAACGCCGTGGTGGCCTTCGTGGGCGCGCTCATCGGCATTTCCACGGCGAACTACAACAAAGACAATGGCGCAGGCAAGTGACATCCTCGCCGTGGCGGTCAAAGAGATCGGCACGGTCGAGCAGAGCGGAAACCGGCAGAAGTACGGCAAGGCCTACGGCATGGACGGCGTGTACTGGTGTATGCAGTTCGTCTGGTGGTGCTTCCAGCAGGCGGACAAGGCGCTCTTTATGGGCGGCGGCAAGACGGCCTCCTGCGGCGAGCTGATGCGCTGGGCGCAGACACACGATCAGTGGGTCACCAAGGGCTACCAGCCCGGCGACGTGCTGATCTATGATTTCCCCGGCACGGCGTACAAAACCGACCATTGCGGCATCTGCGAGAGCGTCAGCGGGCAGTACGTCACCGCCATCGAGGGCAACACCTCCAACGGCAACACCGGCAGCCAGAGCAACGGCGACGGGGTCTACCGCCGCAAGCGTAAGCTGTCGCTGGTGCTCGGCGCGTACCGCCCGAAGTACACGGACTACCGCGCGCAGCTCCAGAAGCGCGCAGGGCTGGAGGACAAGACGATGGACTACCTCGCGGCCTACAAGTACGGCAGCGACCTGATCCGCAAGCTGGCAACGATGAAATAATTTGCTGAGCTTCTGTGTTCATCACTGTGTTCACAGATCCCGCTATGACTGGCAGAAACGGGCAGAATCGATCAAGATGAAAGTTAAGAAAAAGCCTGATATTGCTGGAAAATCCAGTAATATCAGGCTTTCTCTTTCTACAACGAACGAGAGGAGGAAACTCTCAGAAGTTGGCTTATTGTCCGCGCTTACTTGGCGGAGTGACCGTGATCGACCTCATACATGTGCTCGATCAGCTCGAGGACCTTGTTGGAGTAGCCGATCTCGTTATCGTACCAGCTGACGACCTTGACAAAGGTATCCGTCAGGGCGATGCCGGCGGTGGCGTCGAAAATGGAGGTGCGGGAGTCGCCGAGGAAGTCGGAGGAAACGACGGCCTCGTCGGTGTAGCCGAGGATGCCCTTCAGCTCGCCCTCGCTGGCCTTCTTCATGGCGACGCAGATCTCATCGTAGGTGGTGGGCTTCTCGAGGTTGACGGTCAGGTCAACGACGGAAACGTCCAGCGTCGGAACGCGCATGGACATACCGGTCAGCTTGCCGTTGAGCTCAGGAATGACCTTGCCGACCGCACGGGCTGCGCCGGTGGAGCTGGGGATGATGTTCGCGGTAGCCGCGCGGCCGCCGCGCCAATCCTTGAGAGAGGGACCGTCCACCGTCTCCTGTGTGGCGGTGACCGAGTGGATGGTCGTCATCAGGCCGTCCTTGATGCCGAAGTTCTCATGCAGAACCTTGGCAATGGGGGCGAGGCAGTTGGTGGTGCAGCTCGCGTTGGAGACGAACTGCATATCGCTGGTATAGTTCTTATGGTTCACGCCCATGACGAACATCGGGGTGTCGTCCTTGCTCGGCGCGGACATGACGACCTTCTTTGCGCCGGCGGCGATGTGGCCGGCAGCCTTTTCCTTCGTCAGGAACAGGCCGGTGGACTCGACGATATACTCCGCGCCGAGCTTGCCCCACTTCAGGTTCGCGGGGTCTCTCTCGCTGAACACGGGAATGACCTGACCGTTGACGACCAGCGCGTTCTCGCGGCTTTCGATGTCAGCCTTGCAGCGGCCGTGCATCGTATCGTACTTGAGCATATAGGCAAGATAATCGGCAGGGCACAGATCGTTGATGCCGACCACGTCGATCTCGGGATGCTCGAGGCAGGCACGGAACACCATACGGCCGATACGGCCAAAGCCGTTGATACCGATTTTAATAGACATAAAATGCGCTCCCTTTCGTTTTTACGGAATATATCAAATGTATGGCACATTTGGTATTATAGCATACTCTTTTTCAAATGCAAGTGTTTTTTCAAAAAATTTTCCTTTACACGAAAGTTCTTGTATTTTCGACAGGAGTTTGGTATTCTACTTATTACCTCACATTGCACATTGCGCTCATCGCGCTGCGGTACTTTTTTCCACACGAAAATCGCGCCGTCCTGCAAAGGATATGAACAGCTTTCCCAAAGGAGGCGCACTTTATGATGCCGCTTGACGAAAAAGACCTCCAGCTTCTGGCCGAGGTCCTGCCGAACGTTTCGGCCCAGCTCCGCTCCTCGATGGCGAACGTGTTTGCCGCGGCGAACCGTCTCGCGCCGGCGGAAGCGCGTGAGGCCGACTCCGTGCTGGATAAAAATG